TGGCAAGAGTTCCAAGCAGAAGCAAGAAAGTCTAGACGATACCAAGAAAAGATGGCAGCTAAACGTCAAGAAGAAATAATGGAATACGTAGGATATGGTTTAGGTTTTATTGTCATAATATTCTTTGCAGGACTAGCAGCTTGGGCAGTAGCTAAGTGGACAGGTAGATTATAACACCATGCATAGGCATTTGTACATTGCAAGAGAATGTCTGCATAGGATGCAACAGAACTATAGAAGAGATTAAGGAAGCATATGAAAGCACCACAAAAGTCACTAGCAAATTGGACAAGGCAGAAGTGGAGAACTAAGAGTGGTAAACCTAGTACACAAGGGTCAAAGGCTACCGGTGAACGTTATCTACCTGAAAAAGCAATTAAGGCTCTTTCTAACAAAGAATATGCCGCCACTTCGGCTGCTAAACGCAAAGCAAGTAGAGCAGGTAGACAAGTGGCTAAACAACCCAAAAAGATTGCTTCAAAAACGGCTAGATTCAGATGAGAAAAGACGAATTGTATCTCAAGTTAGCGAAGCCCTTTCTAAGGATAGGGAATTATCTAATGAACAAGCACGTAAAAGCTCTAAGAGAAAGACAACTAAAAGACGGTTATAGGAGATTATAATGGACAACATGATATTAGATGCATGGAATGAACTTAGTTACATTGAAGGTGTTTTATTTACAGTATGGTTGTTTATCTTGTACTATGGTAAGTGTTGGATAGACTCACGATTTAACAAAGGGGAAAGTAGATAATGGGAAGTATATTTAGAGGTTCTTTAAAAATTAGAGATAAGGGAACTAAAGATAATCCCTTAACTCCATATGAGATACAAAGAAATAAAAAATTAAAAGAACAAAAACAATCAACAAAAGATGCTGTTTTTAATGTAAAAGCAGGTCAGTTTAACAAAGGAACTCTTAGTGGTATAGCAGAAGAATTAGGAGTAACATTAAAGTCTTTAGAAAAAGATAATCCTAAAATAACGGATTTAAATAAAATAAAAGATGGTCAAATAATTAAAGTACCAGTAAGAAAAAAAACTTTTTTTGAAAAATATATAGCAGGTTCAAAAAATTCTCCTACAGTTGTTAAGGGTATACGAACTACTAATAAAAAAAGACAAGAGGTAGTGTACAAAAAAGGTAGTCAAGGACCTGTGTATAAAGGAATGAGTGTAGCTGATATGAAAAAACTACAGCTAAAAAAGAATAAAACACCAATAAAAAAGAAAGTTAAATAATGTTTACAGCACTCATAGGACCTATAGCAAATCTAGCTAGTTCGTGGATGACTAGTAAGGTAGAGAAGGTTAAAGCCGATGGACAAGCTAAAGTTGCACAAGCTAAAGCTAAAGCAGCAGTAGCAGAGAAAGTGGCTACAGGCGAAGTACAATGGGAGAAGTCTATGGCAGATGCTACAGATAATTCATGGAAAGACGAATTTGCCTTGACGGTTTTACTTTTACCTGCTATACTTGTATTTATACCTAGCATGACAGAATANGTAAGAGTAGGCTTTGAAGTNTTGAANACACTCCCTGAGTGGTATCAGTATCTTTTGTTTATAGCAATTAGTGCATCATTTGGTATTAAAGGTGCAGGACAAGCAATGAAAATTATAGGTAAGAAATGAATTTAATAAAACTACAAGACGAAATCGCTGATGATGAAGGTGTCAAGTATGAAACGTACCATTGTTCACTTGGGCATTTAACCGGAGGAATAGGGCACTTAATTACGGAATGGGATGAAGAGTTTTATGATAAGCCTGTAGAAACTAGAATATCACACGAACAAATAAATGATTGGTTTGCGAAAGACATAGAAACAACTATAAAAGATTGTAACCTACTCTTTTCGCAATTTAACAACCTACCTGAAGAAATACAACGTGTATTAGCTAATATGTGTTTTCAATTAGGTAGACCTAGACTGTCTAAATTTAAAAACATGATTGCTGCCGTAGAGGATTTAGATTGGGCAAGTATGGCAGATGAGATGCAAGACAGTAATTGGTATAAGCAAACACCTGAAAGAGCACAACGTCTCATAGACCGTGTTGAAAAGCAAATGATTAAGGAAATACCAGCATGAGTAAAGAACTAACAGAAAGACAACAAAAGTTTCTAGCTGTTTTATTTGATGAAGCAGGTGGAGATGTAGTAGCAGCTAAGAAGTTAGCAGGTTATGCAGATGGTACATCTACAAATGATATAGTTAAATCTATGAAAGACGAGATCATGGAAGCAACACAAATGTACATGAGTAGAAATGCACCTAAAGCTGCAATGGCTATGGTAGGAGGTTTATATGATCCTACAGAGCTAGGTATTAGAGATAAGATGTCTGCTGCTAAAGAATTGTTAGATAGAACAGGTTTAGTTAAAACTGAAAAAATGCAGGTAGAAGCTACCGGTGGTGTTATGCTTATGCCTGTAAAGAAAACAGAAGACGAAGATGAATAGATCAGTAGGTAAATGGAAACTCCCACAGCCTACAGACTTAAAAGAAGATAATGAATGGACACAGATACCACGTATAGCTCGTACAGTGCCTTTTGGCTACGTACAGAGCTTGGAAGACCCTGACGTACTAGAACCTATACAAAACGAGCTAGACAAGCTAGAGATGGCTAGAAACTACGTTAAACAGTATTCATATAGAGAGGTAGCTAATTGGCTAACAAAACAAACGGATCGTTATATATCTCATGTAGGACTAAGAAAAAGGTTACAGCATGAGCAATATCGTAAGAACAAAGCTAGAAGCCTACGCAAGTGGGCAGACTATGCCGAAAAAGCGATCAACACGATCAAAAAAATCGAAGAAAGTAGAACAGGAGCAAAAACCTAGCATTAAGGTAGTAGATAAAATTGAGACTATATCTATTGAAGAAAAGAATAATGTTATATTCAAACCTAATGCAGGACCTCAGACTGACTTCTTAGCCGCAGGCGAAAGAGAAGTTTTGTATGGTGGTTCAGCAGGTGGTGGTAAATCGTATGCTATGTTAGCAGACCCACTGCGTTACATGGGTCACCCTTCATTCAGTGGATTGCTACTAAGACACACGACAGAAGAATTACGAGAACTTATATATAAGTCACAAGAAATATACCCACGTATTTGGTCTGGTATAAAATGGTCAGAACGAAAGATGCAATGGGTAGCACCGTCAGGTGCAAGACTATGGATGTCTTATCTTGATAGAGATGATGACGTTTTAAGATATCAGGGTTTAGCTTTTAGTTGGATAGGCTTTGATGAGTTAACGCAATGGGCAACTCCCTTTGCATGGAATTATATGAGATCACGTTTACGTTCTACTGCACATGACTTACCAATTTTTATGAGGGCAACAACAAACCCCGGAGGAAGAGGACATCATTGGGTAAAGAAGATGTTTATTGATCCTGCACCTTATGGACAAAAGTTTGATGCCACAGATATTGAAACAGGAGAAGCACTCAAGTATCCAGCAGGACATGAGAAAGCTGGCAGAGCACTATTCAAGAGGAGATTTATCCCTGCACGATTATCAGACAATCCTTACCTTGCAGAGCAGGGGGATTACGAAGCCATGCTCCTATCGTTACCTGAACAACAACGAAGGCAATTATTGGATGGCGATTGGGATATTAAGGAAGGTGCTGCTTTTACTGAGTTTGATAGGAATATCCACACTGTTGAGCCTTATAGGATACCTACTAATTGGGTTAAGTTTAGAGCTTGCGATTATGGTTATGGTAGTAAGTCTGGTGTCCTTTGGTTTGCTGTATCACCATCTGAACAAATTATTGTCTACAGAGAACTTTACGTTAGCAAAGTCCTTGCCGCAGATTTGGCAGATATGATCCTAGAAGCAGAAGCAGGGGATGGCAATATAAAGTATGGAATACTAGACAGTTCGCTATGGCATAAACGTGGCGATACAGGACCTTCTTTAGCAGAACAAATGACTATGAGAGGGTGTAGATTTAGACCATCAGATAGAAGTAAAGGTAGTCGTGTATCAGGTAAGAATGAGATACATAGACGTTTGCAGGTAGATGAATATACAGAAGAACCTAGACTTGTGTTTTTTAATACTTGTACAAATATAACATCGCAGTTACCTGCACTACCTATAGATAAAAAGAACCCTGAAGATATTGACACTCATTCAGAAGATCACTTGTATGATGCGTTAAGATATGGTATAATGTCAAGACCTAGATTTAGTATATTTGACTATGACCCTATGGGTAGACCTAGTATGGGTATGCCTGTAGCAGATGCAACCTTTGGATATTAATATGGCAGATGAAGATTTAAACATGGATACTGATGCAATAGCATTAGAAGATACAGAAGAAAATTCAGTAGAGAATGAACCATCTACTAAAGCCTTAACTAATTTTGTTATGGGTAAATATAAAAACTCTGAAGACTCTAGATATGAAGACGAGCAAAGATGGGTCAGGGCATATAGAAACTATAGAGGTTTATATGGACCTGATGTACAGTTTACTGAAGCAGAAAAATCACGTGTATTTATTAAAGTAACTAAGACTAAAACACTAGCAGCCTATGGTCAGATTGTTGATGTTTTATTTGCAAATAATAAATTTCCGTTAAGTGTTGATCCAACGGAATTACCAGAAGGAGTAGCAAAAGATGTTAACTTTGATCCTAAAGAACCTCAAGAACTTATGGGAAGTAATAATATGGAATCCCCTTATGGTTTCAATGGAGATGGTAAAGATTTACCTAAAGGAGCTACTGCAAAAAGTTTGGAAGATAGGCTTGGTCCTTTGGCAGATAATTTGTCAGACATTGAAACTCTTAAAGAAGGTGTGGGTAAAACTCCGTCAGCAATTACGTTTAGTCCTGCGATGGTTGCGGCAAAAAATATGGAAAAGAAAATCCACGACCAACTAGAAGAATCTAATGCTAACAAGCATTTAAGAAACACAGCCTTTGAAATGGCACTGTTTGGAACAGGTGTTATGAAAGGACCTTTTGCTTTTGATAAAGAGTATCCTAATTGGGATGATGAAGGTGAATATAATCCTGTATTTAAAACTGTGCCACAAATTAATCATGTATCGGTTTGGGATTTTTACCCTGATCCTGATGCTAATAATATTGAAGAAGCACAGTATGTAATACAAAGACATAAAATGTCTAGATCAGAGTTACGAGCTTTAAAACGTAGACCTTACTTTAGAGAAGAAGTTATTAGAGATGCTATAGAAGAAGGTGAAAACTATGTTAAGAAGTATTGGGAAGATGATCTAACAGATTATAACCAAGAAAGTTATGTTGAAAGATTTGAAGTCTTTGAATATTGGGGTATGATTGAAACAGAACTATTAATAGATCAAGAAGTAGATATACCTAAAGAATTACAAGACTATGACGAGTTACAAGTTAATTTATGGTGTTGCAATAATAGGATTATACGTGCTGTTTTAAATCCATTTAAACCTGCTAGAATACCTTATATGGCTTCTCCGTATGAATTAAACCCATACTCTTTCTTTGGAGTAGGTGTTGCTGAGAATATGGATGATACACAAACATTAATGAATGGCTTTATGAGAATGGCTGTTGATAATGCTGTATTGTCAGGTAACCTGCTTATAGAGGTAGATGAAACTAATCTAGTTCCGGGGCAAGACTTATCAGTATATCCGGGCAAGATATTCAGAAGACAGGGTGGTGCTCCGGGTCAGGCTATATTTGGTACTAAGTTTCCAAATGTATCAGGAGAAAATTTGCAGTTGTTTGATAAAGCTAGACAACTTGCAGATGAAAGCACAAGTATACCTTCTTTCTCACATGGACAAACAGGTGTTACAGGTGTAGGAAGAACTGCATCAGGTATCTCAATGTTAATGAACGCAGCAAGTGGTAGTGTTAAGACTGTTATTAAAAATGTAGACGATTATTTACTTAAACCTTTAGGAGAAGGGTTGTTTAGATTTAATATGCAGTTTGACTTTGATCCTAAGATTAGAGGTGACTTAGAAGTAAAAGCTAGGGGTACAGAAAGTCTAATGGCTAATGAAGTAAGAAGTCAAAGATTAATGTCTTTCTTACAAGTAGCATCTAGTCCTGTTCTTGCACCGTTTGCTAAGTTTCAGTATGTTATTACAGAGATTGCTAAAGCACTAGACCTTGATCCAAATAAAGTAACAAATAATATGGATGAAGCTGCCGTGCAAGCAGAGTTAATGAAACAATTTCAAGGACCTCCACAGCAACAAGCACAACAACAACCCCAAGAAGGTGCAAACCCACTAGACCCTACAGGAGCAGGTGGCAGTACCATAGGAACAGGACAAGCTCCAGTTCCGGGAGAACAAGGATTTACAGGAGTACCTCAGCAAAGTGGACAAACAAATACTCAGCCAACTGAGACCGTTGGTGAACAACCTCAAACTAATGAACAGCTTCAATGATTACATTGATGCATTAATTGATCAACAGCATAAGGCTTTAGAACAAACAGATAATACAGTTATGATGCATAGGTCACAAGGAGCTATTGCAACATTAAGACGAATGAAGTTATTAAGGGATTCCGTAAATAATGGCTAGTTCTACACAGCAACAATTTAGAAATATCTTAGCTAAAAGAGAAAAAGAAGATAGCAAAGGTATTACTAAAGATGAAATATATACTGCTGGTTCTATAGCTCCTATAACAGGAGATGCTATTGCTATTAAAGAATTACCAAATGACGTTAAACAAATAAAAACTTTATTTGAAGAAGGCTACAGAGAATCCGATTTTAAAAAACTAGGTATGGGTGCATTATATGCAACTGCTGTCACAGCAGGTCTTATACCTGTTGCAGGTGTAGTTGGAAGAACAGCTAAGTCCTTTCTAAAACCTGTAATTAAAAAAGCATCAGATGAAATGTCTACTGTCTTTAAGACAGCATCTGGAGACTCAAGTATGACACCTGCTCTTGCAGGCGATACTCCTACGATTAATAAATCTATTGCTAATAAGGAAATAAGTTCTAATAGCTTAATAAGCACTAAAAAAACTTTTAAGGATCGTGAAAAATTAAGTAAGACTGTTC